AATTATGGAGACATTATGAAAGAAAGCCTAAGAGTCCTGCAAGAATGCGCAGAACTACAAACTAAAAAATCCCAAGACTATCAAAGTTCAGAATCAACAGTAGTCCAAGCCATGCATTATAGACGTGGCATTGATACGATTCATGATATTATTCTTGGTAAAATGATGAGAGCAACTTCATTGCTTGAATCAGCTGATGACCCAAACTTCGAAAGCATCGAAGATACTTACAAAGACATGATTAACTATTGTTCTTTTGCAGTTGCTTTTGCTCGTGGTAAAATGGAAGGCCAAGACCCACAAAGAGATATGTTCAACAATAAGGTAAAAAATGTATCAAGTGAATAGTACTGCAGATATTGCAGAAGTCTTTAAGAAACATCTTAAAGCTGGTAACTTTACTAATGATAGAACAGGTGTTAAAACTATAGAGATAATTGGAGCATCTTTTGTTGCTGATAAACCAGCAATATTTGGCACTCCAAATAAAGCATACATTGAAGCTGAAATTGATTGGTACAATTCTAAATCAACGAACATAACAGATATATATCCTGAAGGAGATAAAGAACCACCAGTAGCTTGGCAAAACACTGCTAATATCCATGGTGAAATCAATTCTAATTACGGTCATCTTATATTCAGTAAGAAATATCACAAGCAATATACGCAAGTTCTTAATGAACTATGTGAAGTTAATCCTGACTCTCGTAGAGCGTCAATGATATATCAAAGACCAAATATTTGGCGTGAGTATAAAGAAAACGGTAAGAATGATTTTATTTGTACTAATGCTGTGACTTATTATATTCGTGATGGATACTTACATGCAGCAGTTCAAATGAGAAGTAATGATGTTATGTTTGGATATAGAAACGATTATGCTTGGCAAAAATATGTACAAGAAAAATTAGCCAATGACTTATATTATGCTGGACTTAAAACAGAACCAGGACACATCTATTGGCAAGTACAAAACTTACACGTATACGAGAGACACTTTGACCTTATCAAATAAATGGGATATGAGATTTCTCTCTGTAGCAGGAGAAATTGCTAATTGGTCAAAAGACCCGAGTAGAAAAATAGGTGCAATTGCAGTAAGAGACAGAAAAATCTTAGCAACAGGTTACAATGGCTTTCCAAAAGGAATAGAAGATACTCAAGAAAGATACGATAATAGAGAATTAAAGTATCAATATGTAGTACATGCAGAAATGAATTGCATATATAATGCTGCTGAAAACGGCATATCATTAAAAGGTTCTACATTATACATTCATGGCTTACCAGTTTGCAGTGATTGTTCATTAGGTATAATTCAAGCTGGTGTATCAAGAGTCGTAGCATTCTCAACAAATACTCCTGATAGATGGAAAGAAGCAGTACAAAAAACAAATGAAATATTTAAAGAGGCAGAAGTGATATATGAATTCACCGAAGTATAATAAAAAAGAATTAGAAAACTCAAACCGTATATTTAAGAGTGCAACTCCTAAGTATACCTATGATTGGTATCTTAAGTGGGTAAGTTCAATACTTCTACTTTGTGCCATGGCAACAAGAGCTAATGCTGAGCTTGCAGTCTACGACCAGACATTATCCTTATTAGGATGTATGGGTTGGTTGATAGTTGCGAATATCTGGAAAGATAGAGCATTGATAATTTTAAACACAGCAGCAGTCATTATCCTCGGAAGTGGTCTGATAAGTGTTATAACTAATAGTATATAGTGAGCTACTCTGGTACGCCAGTCAAATCTCTCACTCAAATAAACTGATATAAGGAGAAATAATATGTCAAAAATAAAAGCCGGAATAATCGGCGTCGGAAGTTGCGCAAAATCTTTAGTAGAAGGAGTGCAATATTATAATGAAAACCCTGAAGACAAAATAGGTCTAATGTATGAAGATATCGGAGGATATAAAGTACATGACATCGAGTTTGTTATAGGATTTGATATCGATAAAAGGAAAGTAAACAAGAAACTAGCAAGAGCTTTAAGAGCTCAACCTAATTGTGCTATGGACCACGTCGATAAAATTACTACTACATCAAATAGTTCATGCGTAGATAAAGATGCAATGGTCTATTCAGCTCCAGAAATGGACGGAATAGCTCCTCACATGCACGATTATCCAGATGAAGTTACATTTGTAAATGGAGCTGTACCAGCAGAATCTTTTGAAAGGTCTGTTGAATTATTACAGTATCATGATGTAGATGTATTAATTAACTATTTACCGGTAGGTTCAGAAGAAGCTTCTAAATACTGGATTGATGTTGCTTTAGAAGCAGGAATACATTTCGTAAATTGTATACCAACATTAATCTCAACAGAAGATGCTATGATAACTGAACAAAGATTCATAGATGCAGGACTAACAATTGTTGGTTCAGATATGAGGTCAGCCTGGGGAGCTTCAAGAATGTCAGAAGTTCTACAAGGTGCTATGTTAGATTCAGGTCTAATGGTAACACAACATATTCAAATGAATATGGCTGCTGGTTCTACACAAGGACAAGAGCATATAAGAACAGGAAGAACAGCGAATACTGATTTTCTTAATATGGCAAAACAATATAGATTGCATAACAAACATGTATCAAAAGAAAACGTTTTAAAAGGACAAAACCACGTAAGAGGAGAATCAACTGCAGGTATGACATTATTTGCTGGTCCATCTCTTACTGTTCAACAAAAGCCAGGTGGAGATTACATCTCATCTGATAATAAAATAGCAAACTTTGATATGGTTGCTTATGGATTTGCAGGCGCAAGATATGAAATGTCAGCTAGACTTTCAGTTCAAGATTCGCCAAACTCTGGTGGAGTTGTTGTTTCAGCAATTAGATTTTGTAAGGTAGCTTCAGAGATGGGCATTGTAGGATATTTAAGAGGACCATCAGCATGGACTCAAAAGACTCCTCCATTACAGCTCAAAACTCAAGATGCCAAATTTGAATGTGATGCTTTAGCTAGGAGAGTAGTAACAGATATTACTAAGCCCCAGCTTAAAGAAAATAGACCGAAGGCAGCAGATTTGCCTCACACCTTCCAAGATGCGAAGAACGATTATGAAAATTAATTCGTTTGACATCGACGGAGTAATCTATTTTGGTGAAGGCACCACAGGCGTAAGACCTGGTAGTAATGACATCATTATTACTGGGCGGCCTTTTTCTGATAGAGAAGCAACATTGAAAATGCTACATAGCAGAGGGATATATAATACACTTTATATGAATCCTTTAGAAAGAATATTACCTAATCCTAATGTCACGCATGGAATAAAAGATAATCCTTTGTATGGAAGAAAAGCATCAGGTATCTTTAAAGGTCAAATGATTAACATGTTAAAAGACTTAGGTGTAGAAATACAAATGCATTTTGAAGATGACCCAATACAAATTAAAGAAATTCAAAAGAGATGTCCTAATGTTTCTATTGTGCATTTGAAAAGAGATAACGAGGAACGTGTCAAGTACTAAATATAATTACGACTGGTCGAATTACGATAAAGAACTCATGAAAGAGTTCAATTGGTTTCTATATAAAGTAAACCAAAGGTCAGCAATTCAACTTGGTTATAGCGATGAACAATACGAATCAGTAAATCGTCATGGCAAAAATGATTTTGGACTTGGAGAAGACGTAGAGTATTTTCATCCAACAATTACATTAGATGACCGTATGAGATTCATAGGTCAAGAGATTGCAAGTTTAGATACGTCAATAATGAATATTGTTGGCAATACTTTTATATCTCATTTCTATGGCGGAAGAGGAGTTCATTTTCTTGCTTCAGGAGAAGACAATGTCTTTGTCGATTTCGATAAGATAGCTGATAATGACCAAGAGTATATTCAATTTGTTCGTAATAATTTAGATAAAGCTATTCAAAACAAGCAACCAATCTGGGGAACAACTGAACTTCACACTTCAATTCAGACTTCAGGTAGAAACTTTTGTCGACAAAAATACAATGACAAAGATAGAAAGTTTCATGCAGTTGATGTTTGCGAATGGGTATCTTCGTTTAGAGATACTGGATTCTTAGAAAGAATGCAACAATGTAATCATATGTCAGAAATATATACTCTCTTAAGAGAACAACCTGGCATTGGACATTACTATGGATTTCACGGAGCTGCTTCATCATCTGTATTACCACAAATGAAGTATCATCATGACCAAAGATTTGTTTCACCTGGACCAGGAGCAGTATATACAATACAATTGATGTGGCCAAATGCTCCAAAGAAATTATATGATGAAGCAATATACTACATGAGAGAAAATTCAGATGAAATAGGATTAACAAAGAATGTCGAATTTCATCCTAAAGCTTTTAATATAAATAAGAAGGACGGTACAAAATTGTTTCAATACGAACAAGATTCTCTTAAATACTACGGAACTGAAGTGTTGTCATGTCAGTTTGGTGTATACCTACAGATAAGAGAAGACGAGCGAGCATGCGCGCGTAGACGCGTAGCACGTGTACAGAAGACGAATAATCTTACTGAATTCTTTGAATAAAAACGTTTACATTTGTGCCAAAGTATGGTATAATATATCTAATGAAAAATATAATTAATTGTCCATTTATTCCTATAGCCAAAAGGCCAGGCTCTCATAGAGGAGCTGCAGGAGTAATGTATGGCGATATGATAAAGGAGAAATATGGAAACTGCGATGTTAACTATGGTGGAGAAATTCAAGACCACAATAATTATGATAACCTTTGGGTCTATCACGGCACTGATTGGTCTGGTGGAATTAATATGTTTGGTGGCGTATACGGTTTTCCTTATGTTAAGAACACTGTCAACTTTTCTAAGTTCAAAGGCAGAGTCTTTTCAATTGGAATCGACTTCCCGCCGTATCACGAAATGGTTAAATCAAAACTGGAATCAGCTAAGAAAGAGGTTCAACCGGAATGGCATGAAGTAGACCTTAAAAATCTAGAACGCATGTTTAATGAAGCCGAAAGAATTGACTATCCTAATCCAACTAATAAAATAGTTATTGGTGATAGTCATTCCATTTGCATGTATCGACCAGGTTGGACAGTAAACAGTGTTCCATTCAAAACTTTAAATGGAGCTATAAACGATGGATTTGATAAATTTATCCCATTTGATTACGAAGAGATAGAATGCTATTTTGGTAATATCGATATAAGACATCACGTAATTAGATTAGGACAAAAGATAGAAGATTTAGCTGATAGGTATATTGAAGAAGCAAATAAATATAATGCAAAGATATATGAGTTGCTTCCAATAGAAGATGTAAGTAGAAGAATACCGCAATCAGGATATTATAAAGGACAACCATTTTACGGTTCTTGGTCAGAAAGAAATGATGCAAGAAATAAATTTAACGATTACATAGAGAAAGAATACGGCATCAAAAGATGGACCGGTCATCTCTTTAATAAAGAAGGTAAGCTCGATTTTAAATACATGGAGAAACCACAATCAATACATTTATCCAGAGAGTTCTATCCATATTGGAATGGAATAGAAGCAGCAGGATTAGAGGAGTTTTTTACATGAGTTACGCGAGTATAATACCACTTATAGGTGGAGAAACAATAGCAATGGAGAATGTCTTTGGAGAAAGACCAAAGTATATAATGACATACGACGGTTTTCAAGCTAATGAATCTCACCTATTACATCATTATAACAATGAGGTCCCATATTTGAACCTCTCAGAGGGAGCGAGTTACACAGAAAAAGTTAATGTGATTAATACTGTATGCCCATGTGCAGGGCTCAGCTCACTGAGTCCATCAGCAGGTAGTAATAATCCTATGAACGAATGGATGTATACAGCTGCTGAATATGTACTAAGTGAAGCACAACCTGATGTATTTTGGGGAGAGAACGCTCCAAGGCTAGCAAGTAAGATGGGAGAACCAGTAGTAAAAAAACTAAGAAAGATTGGAGACAAATATGGTTATACATTTAGTATCTTTAAAACAAAATCTATATTACATGGATTAAGTCAAGTAAGAGATAGAACATTTTATTTCTTTTGGAAAGGAGATGAAGTACCATTATTTGAATACGTATTAGAAAAACCAACAATGATAGCTGAAGATATAAGAGCAGTTGAAAGAAGAGAAGATGACCCAATGAGTCAGATACTTACTAACGAAAAGACTCCATCAGATGAGCCATATTATAGATATGTATTAGAAGTATTAGAAGGTGGTATTACTCATAACGAATTTCAAAACAAAATAGAAAAAACAACTAACCCTATGGACTATATAGAAGAAAGAACGACGTATAAAGAAGTAGCTAAATGGATGAGAGAAAATGGTTATGATAGCGTAGCTAAAAAATGTGATAGACAATATCATAAGCTAAAAGCAGGTGGTAACATAATGAGAAAGACAACAGAGATACCTAAAGATAAAATAGGAGCTTTTGTCGGTCATATGCCAACACAACTAACTCATCCAGATGAAGATAGATACCTAACAGTACGAGAAGCTTTATCACTTATGAAATTACCAAATGATTTTATATTACTTGAACCAAAGAAATCGCTTAATCACATTTGTCAAAATGTCCCAGTGACTACAGCAGAGCATGCTGCAAGAATGGTTCAACGATATCTAAACAATCAGTTAGAAATGATTGATACTAAATTCCTAGTTCAGGATAACAAAAAAAGAACATACAAATATGAAAAAAACAGTTTACAACTCACTGATTTTATGGTATAATAGTACTATAGAAATTAATAACAACGGAGAAATATGCCAAGTATAGATTTAACACCTAGGAAGAATCGTAATCCTAAGGACAAAAGACCACCAAAAGAAATGCCTTTTGACATTGGTCTTAGAAGATTCAGAAAAGCCTGTGATAATGCAGGTATCGTACAAGAGGTACGCAAAAGAGAGTTCTATGAAAAACCTACAGCTAAAAAGAAAAGAAAAAAAGCTGAAGCAGTTTCAAGAAGTCGTAAACAACAAAGAATGCTAGATGCATTTACTAAGCCGTCAAAGGCAAGGAGAAGATAATATGTCTATAATGGATAAATTAAAAAAGAATAGTAAAATCAAAGATACATCTATTCTGTCTAAATCAGTTTTATTCGCTGAAAAAGATATAACTGTTACTGAGGTACCAATGGTTAACGTTGCTCTATCTGGTGATATTGACGGAGGATTAACTTCAGGACTTACAGTTCTAGCAGGGCCTTCAAAACATTTTAAAACATCATTTGCTTTATTAATGGGTGCAGCCTATCTTAAGCAACATGAAGATGCAGTAATGCTTTTTTATGATTCAGAGTTTGGTTCACCACAATCTTACTTCGAATCGTTTGGTATTGATACTGATAGAGTATTACATACACCAGTCCAAAATGTAGAACAGCTTAAGTTCGATTTGGTAGGCCAACTCGAGAATATCGAAAGAGGAGATAAAGTAATTGTTGTTATTGATTCAATTGGAAACTTAGCCTCTAAGAAAGAGTTGGAAGATGCCCTCAACGAAAAGTCAGTTGCTGACATGTCGAGAGCTAAAGCATTAAAGGGATTATTCAGAATGATTACTCCTTATCTAACCATGAAGAATGTTCCTTTACTTGCTGTAAATCATACCTATCAAGAAATGGGATTGTTTCCTAAAGCAGTTGTTTCAGGCGGTACAGGTATCTATTACTCATCAGACAATATATGGATTATTGGAAGACGTCAAGAGAAAAAAGGTACAGAAATACAAGGGTATCACTTTGTTATCAATGTAGAGAAATCAAGATTTGTTAAAGAAAAATCTAAAGTACCAATCTCAGTAACATGGGAAGGTGGAATTGCTCCATACTCAGGATTACTAGATGTTGCAATGGCTGGTGGATACGTAGTTAAACCAAATGTTGGTTGGTATGCTCAAGTCGATATGAAGACAGGAGAAATACTAGAACCTAAAGTAAGAGAAAAAGATACTTTACAGAAAAAGTTCTGGACTCCAATCTTTGAAAACACTGACTTTAAAGAATTCGTTAAAACTTATTACTCAGTTGGACATAGACCAATGATTGATATCGACCTTGATATAGAATCAGAAGATGTATAACGTAAGCGAAATTGACTACTCAATCGTAGAGAATGATAATAGTTCTTTCCAAGGTGTCAAACTTAAGACAGGCACTTGGAAGAATGTTATAGTCATATATGGACAAGTTGGAGTTAAAGAAGACACAGCTTTAGATATGGCTACATTGAGCTTTAACTTTACAGTACAGGACCCAGCAGATTTTAGTGTAGACGAACTTGAGAAAGATGAATCATTTAAGAATTACTTAGGCTCAGTACTACAATATATAATAACAGATAGTTTAGAACATGGAGGACATATTGGAGAACCAACTACCGACACACATACTGAATCACCTTCTACATAACGAAGAGTTTTGCAGAAGAGTAGTACCTTATTTAAAGAATGAGTATTTTGAAGGTACACACAAAACTGTGTTTGACCTTATAGTCCAATTTGTAAGCAAACATAATAAATTACCAACATCAAAAATCTTAGAGCTTGAGTTAAAGAAAATACAAGCTCCCGAAGATGTATTAAACAATGCACAAAGATTAGTAAATGAAATTATCGATAAATCTGATATCGATACAGATTACTTAATTACTGAAGCAGAAAAATGGTGTAAAGAAAGAGCAGTTTATAATGCTATTATGGATTCAATAGGAATCATTGATGGCAAAGATAAAGAAAGAAGTGAAGGTGCTATACCTGAAATACTATCTGAAGCTCTTGGTGTTTCGTTTGATGAACAAATTGGTCATGATTATATTGATGATAGCGAACAAAGGTTTGATTTTTATAATCGTAAAGAAGACAGAATACCGTTTGACTTAGATTACTTTAATAAAATAACAAAAGGTGGTCTACCTAATAAGACACTTAACATTGCCTTAGCCGGAACAGGCGTAGGTAAGTCATTATTCATGTGTCATTGTGCAGCAGGAGTACTTAATCAAGGAAAGAATGTATTGTACATAACAATGGAAATGGCTGAAGAAAGAATCGCTGAAAGAATTGATGCGAATCTTATGAACCTTCCAATTGAATCTCTTGGGTCATTGCCTAAAAATGTATTCGATGACAAGATTGGAAAAATTGCAAAATCATCTGTAGGCAAACTTATAGTAAAAGAATATCCTACTGGTTCTGCACATACCGGTCATTTCAGAGCTGTTCTTAATGAGCTTAAACTCAAAAAGAACTTTAAGCCTGATATGATATATATTGACTATTTAAATATTTGCGCCTCAAGTCGCATGCGTGGCATGGGTGGAAGTATAAATAGTTATACTTATATTAAAGCTATCGCCGAAGAACTTCGGGGTTTAGCTGTGGAATTCAATGTTCCTATAATGTCAGCAACTCAGACTACGAGGTCTGGTTTCAGTAATACTGATGTTGGCTTAGAAGATACATCTGAATCGTTTGGTTTACCAGCAACGGCTGATTTAATGTTTGCTCTTATTTCAACAGAGGAACTAGAAGAATTAGGTCAATTGCTTGTAAAACAATTGAAGAATAGATATAACGATCCAACTAAATACAAAAGATTTGTAGTTGGTGTGGACCGTTCCCGCATGAAACTATATGATGTAGAAGAATCGGCTCAATCAGACATCATGACAGAAATGGTGCCAGATAAGCCGATAAACAAGTTTGGTGAACGCGAAAGTAATGACTCGTTTGCTGACTTTAAACTATAGACGGAGAACTATATGAACATGTTAAATACAGCAAAAGCATGGTTAATGTCAAGATGGGCAGAACGTACATCTTGGGACGGCGGACTTATTGTCGGCTTATCATTATCATACCTATTACTAGGTGGCTTAGTTGACTTAGTAGCTTGGGTAGCCCTTGCTTACGGTGTATACACTTTTATAGCAAAAGAAGTATAACACTCCTTTAGTAATGATTATCATGGGGGAGCCATCACAGCTCCCCACCTTTTCTCTTACATCAACACTTTTTCACAATTATTTTCACTTTTAGGTGAAATAAACGTTTACATTTGCGTGAAAGTATGGTATAATATATCTATATTTAAAAATAAGATAAGGAGATAAATATGACAAACCAAGAAAGACTAACGAAATTCGATATAACCAGCTCGGTTATGACGATGACTACGGGTTCTATTTTAATCGAATTGCTAGGTGGTTCAAAACCAGGTCTTTGCGATTCATTCGATGAAAGAGTTGCTACAACTGACAGGTCTAAAGTAATGGAATCACTCATTAATAAAAGACTAGAGGAGGCAGGGCTATGATATTAGCAATGACACATATAGCTACTGATATACCAGTAGAAATTCAATTAGATTTAGTAGAACAAACTTTTGCTAAAGATAAAAATCCAGAAACTATTAACCAATCATGGGACAAAATGTGCGAATCAGTTCTTCGAAGAACAGGTCATGACATTCCAGGTCAATATTTTCTACACACCTTAGGAGGTAACCCATGTCATTAAGAGGCTCAAAAGATTACTTAAAAACTCTACATGTAGAATGTGCTGGAGATATGTTAGAACTACAATCAATTCGTAATATCATTAAAATGATAAACAAGAAAACAAAACAATCAGCAGAGCCTGGGAGTCCGTATACGAGAAATATTGTACGCGTTAAGCCGAGAGGAGCTCGTACCAAGCATGCTATTGCTGATGGCAGGCATCCTAGGGCCTATGACCAATCTTTACCACTTAGACATGCTGAGCGACTTGATGTATATATTGCACAAGAATGGACAATTCACGGCAATAAGTATTGGAAACAATATTCAACTACCCAAGGTAAATATGTATAAGGTATATGCATACGACGAAAGCGATAAGTTAGTAGCAGAATATTCATTTGAAAAAATGACTGATGCTATTACATTCCAAGTTGGAATGAGAGACAAAGGCTACGCCACGCATTTACAAAAAATATTCTAATGGAATACTTCCTAGTAGCGTGTTGTGTATCTTTATGTGGATATCAATCCTGGCAACTTGGAGTTCGTGCAGGCGCCGAAAAAACAATCAAAAAATTACATGAAGAAAAAATCATTAGTATAAGAACTAATGGTGACATTGTACCTAATCCATTTTATATCGAAACTGACTCATAGAATCTTATAAATAGATTTATGAAACGATTTAAATCCTTTTTAGAAGAACAATTACAGTTTACTATTTTAACACATAGTGATTTAACAAAGTATGTTAAAAAAGGTAATTCAGAAAGATTAGATACGTTCATAGATAAAATTAAAAATAAAAAAGAATTTCTTACTACTAAAGGTGAAGTTGTTATTAAAGACAAAGCTCCTGATAGAGAAGAATTTTTAAAGCCAGGATTTAAATTTAAATTTAACACTACTAAAGGAAATATACAATATCCAGGAGAATTTTTAAAGACTCCTGAATTTGGTGGTAAAGGTAAAGGTTTTGGCACAGCTGCAGAGGATAGATATTTAGCCTCATTTAGAATTGAACTAGAAAGAGTCATGGATGAACAAGAAGACGGAGCTCTTGATATGTTAGTCGGTGGTAGGAAAGTAGTAGTATCAGGCGTTGGACAACCAAAAGGAACTCCAAAAGCTGACTTCTTTTTACTCGACGACATGGGAGAAGAAGTTGCATGGTTATCGCATAAAGCTGGTTCAAAGTCAAATGACTTTCAACAATATGGTGGATTAACACCTAGAGGTACGAAAGGAGCATTTGAAAGAAGTAAACAAGTTAATTCATTTATTGACAAATTAAAAGAATTATATCCAGAAGGAATGAAAAGCGGAGATTCTGTTAAAAGAGATATAGACCTCAATGGAGATGGAAAAGATATAGTGCGTAAATCAATATATGGAATAGATTATGGCAGTAAGCCTGGTCTTAATAATATTGATGAATTTCATCAAGGAGAAATGAAGCTTTCTAAAAAAGGAAAGTTTTGGACAATTAAATCAAACCATCAAGCTGAAAATGGATTTGTACCAAGAGATGATTATAAAGCTATATTTTATGCAAGATATTCTAGTGACATGAATCATTTTGGTATACAAAGTTGTAGAGCAGGAATCTTTACATCTACAAGACCAGCTAAAAAGACGGAATTTGTATAATGAAACGATTAACTACATACTTATCTGAGGCCGCAGGAAAAAATACTCATATGACACATATTGAGGATTTGATTCTTGACGGCGGAGTTAAGGGGGCTCGCCAAGCTATCAACGCACTAAGAAGCATGC